TTTTTGGTATTGATTAATATGATGCAATAATACAAACTATTTTTAAATCAACAGACTTATCAACAGCTTTATTTACAGACTTATCAACAATTATAGTGTTAATAGTGTTTTGACTAGATAAGCAACTTTAAGTGCTGTCTAGTATATTACCATTAAAAAGATGTGAAAGTGCCTTAAAAGGCTAAACGGGGGTCTATTAAATAGCAATAAGTAATACTATTATAATAATTAGAAAGTAAAACAGAGTTAGCTTTGTAGAGTCGTTTATCTGCATTATAAGGGCATTGGTTCTATTATAGGAAGTGATCCTGAATCTAAGATAACTGCACAACCAAGTATGGGTTTGGCAGTATGAAACTTAGCATATCCATAAGCAAAACTCTTATAATCTATGCCTGTTGGGCATTGCATACCGAATTTAAGCTCGCTAAGGGATGCTGTGAAGTCAACAAAACTTTGAGTATGTATATGACCCTGAACCATAGAAGTCCCCCAATTTTGCACTCTTTTCATTATGCCTTTTCCACTACAACCTGTTCCGTGAGTGTATAGTACATTATCGTGTACAAATTGTTCTTCAAATTTCCAATCAGGACAGCCAAGAACTTCATTGAGATTTCTTACCCAGCGCTTGTCTATTCCTGAATCTTCTGCTTTCCTAGAAATAATCAAATCATGGTTTCCAAGAGTTACACTTATTCCATTAGGAACGGTGTCGTTATTAAATGCTTGATGCCAATCTTTTATTTGCTCTATTGCCATTGTCAATTCATACTTTCCATCTGTTTCAGTAGATGTATGATGAAACGAAGCAAAATGTGAATCAATTATATCACCTGTCATTGATACAGCATTGCAGTTGTATTTATGATAAATATCAATACAATGTTGAAGATAATTTCGGTGAGTGTATGGGAGATGTATATCCCCCACCACCAACCGATTTACCTTGTTACTACGAAGATTCTTGATTACTTGAATCTCGTGTGGCTTTAATCTAAATCTATTTGTTTGACTTTCCAAAATCAGCTAATGATTGTCCGCCTAACATAGCGATTAAACTCCACCAAATTTTAGATACTGCATCTTCATCAACTCCAAGCCAAGTGGCTATCATTGGAACTAATATTGAGCTAATACCTAACCATACCTTTTTTGAAGAAAGTAATTGTGTTACAATGTAATTTTTCATTTTATTTATTTTTGATTATTAAATTAATATTTTCTCCTCCCAAATTTATTATTTCTTTCATAAGCAAATCCATAGCCAAAGTTGAATTATGAACAATATCTTGTTGGCTACCCTGTCCTACTAGGATGCAACCCCTTGTATCTTTGGCTGTATTACCCCTATGAAATAATATATGTGATCTGTCTTTTACATCTTTAACTAATAAATGTAAATAGTCTCTTGTTGCTGATTCTCTTGCAACCCTTAATCTCACTTTGTATTCTCCTACTGGAATACATGATATACTTCTTTGATTATCTCTATAAGGCAGCTCTAATGTATCGCAGAATCTTTCCCCATTTAAAAATAGTTCTCCTATTGTACTTTCATCACTAAAAGTATCTCTGAGAATTAATAGGTTTATGTTGGAGGGTTTAGAGATAGTAGGCTTTATAGATTTTACATCCTTTAACTTCTTTAAGAAATTCTTTACGCATTTTAACATCACTTTCTTTTGCTTTGTTATACTTAGGGTTGTTACTGTTTAGTTTGCGTTTCTTGGTCATTACCTTTGTTTTTTATGATACCACCACTTGTCAATAGTATAGACTATTGAAATAACTAATAGTAATATTTTTAGAGCTAATTCTAAATTAGTGAAGGTTGTTACGCTTAGGATCACGCTGTTGACTCCTAGCACTTCCCCTACCTCTTTTGTTATCTGCTTTAATGGCATCTTGTAAATATGTTTTAAGTTTGTTTATGTTCTTAGATTTTGTTTTATAATATTTCTTCATTAATCAGAAGCGTTTAAAAAGTCTCTCAATGTAAGTTTAGTTCCCTGTCTAGGTACCTCTAAATTCATGTTAGAGTAATAATTTTCAATTGAAGGGCTAATATCTGCACCCGTATTACCACTTGTATATTCAGGAAAGCTAGATGTGTTGTTTCTTAAATAAGAAATTAACCTTTCCCGATAATAACTAGCGGTGTTTAAAATCTCTTCTCTAAAACTTTGTGCTTCAGCAGTTGTTAAAGCATTTCCTGTTTCTGAAGTCTTAGAATAAATATTGCCATTCTCTACTTTATGCCTAAGATAATTAAAAGAGTGGTATAGACTATATCCAGGCAAACAATCTCCAATGTATTCATCTACTAAAGTCTTATAAGCACCTGCTAAAGTACCTGCTGTTATCTCTGCTTCAAGCTTTTTGTAAAGTGATGTGCCAAGTGTAGGCTCTATATATATCTTTTGTGCCTCACGCACAAATGGGAGTAATATGTCATTTGAAACATTTAAGTTAATTGCAGTTGAATCTTTTAACTTCTGTTCTGATATAAAAAGTACATAGCTCATAGTTATCTTGGTTCTAAAAATCCGTTATTCTTCATTCTCTTTGGGGGTCTTGCTACTAAGTTGTCATTTTTCTCTGCTGTAAACCCCTCTGACAATGCCTTAGTATATGATATTGCTTCACTTGGTTTTATATTACTTTTAGCACCTCTTAATGATGTTTTGTAAATTCTTCTTAGCCAAAAATGATGACAATTTCCACCGCCTTTGTAAAGCCAAATAGAATAAGTTGCAGCACCTCTAGGTCCCCAGCCTGGATTTACTGCTCTATCAGTCATTTGTAAAATATCCTCTTTTCTGTATATTTTTTTAGCTGATTCCATTAGTCTGCAAAACTCTCTAGTAGAACCCTCTTGACTTAAGAAATTGTCTTTAGTATATACATATCTCACTTTGTAAAAATCATTATCTGACTTATTAGTTCCATCTTGACTACTTCTAGCATTAGGTCTAGCAGTTCCAGTTGATGCTAATTCTGTTTTGCTATTAGCTATATTGTTAAGCTCAGTTTCAAAATTAAAGTCTTGGTGTTCTCCATCTACTACTTCTTCTTCAATTAGTTCCCAGTCCTCAGGTATATCTTCTCCAAATTCTTGGATAAACTTAGATAGCTCTGTTGCTTCAGAATGATCTTTACAAGCCATATAAGCCGTTTTGCCCTCGTATTCGTGTTCGTGGTAGCCTTCACATCCTAAAGTCTTAGCATGAGCTTCAGCTTCTTCTATTGTACTAAATACTGGCTTTCCATCTATCATTCCAACTTTAGCTAGTTTTATATCTTGCTCAACAGTTACTTCATCTTCATTAAGAGGTGGTAATCCAATATCTTTTCTAATTTCATCTTGCGTTACAACTTCTCTTATTGTCTTAGAGTCATATTGTATTGTTATTGGTTTTAACTGAACAAACTCAACTTCTAAATCCATGTTGTTTACTGAGAATATAGTCTGCAAAGTATCTAGGATGTTTAACTGGAATCCTCTAATAACACTATTCTGATAAAAATTTGCAGCATTTACAAGTTCATCTGTATTAGAGCTGAAGCCATTTGTGCTATCAATACCTAATAAAGTTTTACTGGTAATTCTGTGTGCCGAACAAATGTTTTGAACGAGTAGCTCTTGAAGTGCTAAAAATTGTTTGTCCTGATCAGATACACTTATAGGTGTTATTTCAGGCGTTCTAGTTTTATCATCTGAGAAAGTTAAGATAAACTTTCCTGAGTTTTTAGCACCTGTAAATTTATCTGCTAGGCTTTGTTCTATTTGCCTTCTCTCCTCAGCAGTAGGAACTCCATTTGCGAAACTGATGAAGTAAGAACCACTAAATCCGTTCTCTATATTGTTTAAATGAAACTCAGCAACTCTTTGGTCTACTAATGCCCAATTGCAACCTGCTAGATAATCAGGAGTGTGATATATATCCATGTCAGGACTGTAAGAACCAGTGTAAAGTAATTGACTTCCTGCTGTTCTATCATTAGTATTAAATGCTGCTATTGGATAAGGTTTGTGTGTTCTAGTGTTTGACCAGTCTGCACTAATATAATAAGTATCTACATGACCTAGTTCGTTTGGTCTACCTGCCCTAACTCTCTCAACTGGCACATGAAAAATAGAATTGATTTCAGTTCGTTCTCTATTCCAAATAATGTGTAAAGCATACCCTCCCTGAAGCTTAAAGTCAAATGCTACTTTTTTAATAACTTGATGTAAAGTCTCTTTAGAGTTTGCATGACGCATAAACTTCTTGAGTTTAACATACTCCTCTAAATTATATTCTTCTTCATCAGTACATATTATATCCTCTCCTGCAATCATTTCAGCAGTTTGTTTTATAATAGCCGAATGTGTTGAAGAATTATAGTATAAGTCTATAAGAAACTGAGGATAGAGATTTCTCCAGTCATCAGTTCCATATTCAATGTAGTCACGCCCTCTTACTTCTTGCACTACTGGTGCTGTACTGGTTTCTAAATTTACTGAGATTATTGAATCTTTCATAATTATTGTTGTGGTTCTACATTATCTCCATTTGCATCTATACTGTAACCTGCAAATCCATGTAAGCATTTAGTAGGTGTTAAAGCATGAGATCCAAAGTCTATATGTTCAGTAGTCATTATATCATAAAATACACCTGTTTCATTTTCTATTATCCCTATGTCTACTATTGCCTGAGTTCCGTTAGCATAAACTGTTTGCTGCTGCCCCTCTTCTTCTACTACCTGAGTTACTCCTTTATCTAAAAAGTCAGCATCTGCTTGTGCTTTTGTATCGTATTGTAATTTGTATATGTTCATATTAAGTTGTTAAAGCTAATAATTGAGCATCTGTTAATGGAGTGTTATAAACTTGAATTGACCTTATTTTTCCGTAAAAATTCCAAAAAGAAACATTACCTTTATAACTGGAAACTATTTTGTCTTGTGTGGCATTTACAGCTGTTGCATCTGTACTTGTAGCAATTTCTACTCCGTTGTTCCAGTAGGCATGATCTCCTGCTTTATATCTAATTGCCATCTTTGCAAAAGAGCCTATTGAAATTAATGGACTTATAGATAAAAAAACAGTGCTGCCTCCGTTTTTTTTATACCAACCAAAATAAGAAGTTCCCCATTTGCCAATATTAGCAAGAGAATCATCATTACTATTGTACCAACCAATTAATGATTGAGTACTTGTCAAACCTGAAGCACCTGAAAAATACGCTATTTCAGCAAATAAAGTTCCTTCATTAGAACCAATTACACTAGTAACACCTGATTTAATATAAGATGTGGCATTTCTAGTTACAGCAGCAGTTGTTGTTGGTATGTAAGAACTTTCCATGTTTAAATTAGTAGTGTGCTTTTCTAATTGAACCCCCCAAATAAAGCAAGTTTCTCCTGCTGAAGTTGAACCTGTATCATCAATAATTGGGTACATTCTAATATGATTAGTTGAAGCTGAATTTGTAAAAGTAACTGTAATTCTACTCCATTCAGATGAAGATGTTTGAGAGTAATAAGATGTAGGAGCTACTATGTCTACTGAATTAGTGTGGTCATATATTGAATACTTCATGTCAGTCATAGTTCCCCGTTTAGCATAAAAAGAAAGTGTAAATCCTCCTGTTACTCCACTTATAAAATACATTTGATATAGTGCGCCATTAGGGTCTCCTACCATTGTGTCTGCGTTAGTGCTGCCGTCAGGAGAAACAGTTGTATCACCAATAACAGTCAAACCCGTTGAAGCTGCTGTCCAATAAAGAACATTGTCTAGTTGTTGGCTCATTTGAACATAATTAGTACTTTGTGCTTCAACCCAAAAACATCCACAACCATCAGTATAATCAAGTTGAGGTTCATTTATTGCAACAGTTTCTATATTGCCTGAAGGGTTTACTCTTGTAGCGGTTGTTGAACGAGTAATATCTAAATCACAACTGCCATCATCAGGTTTAATGCTATAAAGTGTTCCTGCTTTATATGAATTGGCTGTTGTTAAAAGGGTTACATCATCTAATAATGTCATGATATATCATTTAATGCAGTTAATAAATTGTTTAAACATGCAGTTCCTTCGTTAGTGCCTCCATCAGTTGTAACTCTTGATTGAAAATCAGCAATCATAATGTCAATAGGACTTTTAGCACCACCTGCTTTGATGTTATTTAAACTTATGCCTAATTTAAGTGCTAACATATTC